TTCTTTTTTATGTTCTTGGGCCGCTTTTTCCGCCGCTTTTTGTTGCGCCGCGAGTTCTTGTGTATTCTTTGCCGCCTCTTTAGCTTTATCGCTTGTGTCCTTTACCGCTCTCTCAAGGTCAGCTAAGGGCTTCGCCGCTTCGTTCGTTGCCTTTATCTTGATTTCTATCTCAGGATTGTTTGCGATTGCCGCTCACCTCCTTATTCCGCCTTCTCAAATTCAGATAACACCAACACGTTCTTGATCGGTTCATCCCAGCCGTTCGGATAACCGCCCATCCGTTTGATTAGCCAGTATTCATCAGGGATTTTGCCGAGCTTTTTCATCGCTCGCACGAAAGGATCGCTCCTTGTCGTTGATGGATACAAGGCTAACCAGTACCGGGATCAGCGCGATCATAAATTCCGGTGTGAAGCTCTTGACAAACTCTTCGTTGATGGCGCCGTCGTACCCTTCGACCGACACAATCATCTTCGAAAACAGGTACACGATAGCCTTCATTATCTCCGGCTTAATGTTGTCCGCGTTTTGCAATCCCTCGCCGAACGCTTTGATGTTCCCGAGGTTCTCCGCGTAATCGATGCTGGTGATCGGCCGAACCACTATTTTTTTGCCGAATATCATAATTTCCTTCTTTGTGTTTTTGGATACGTATAGCGTTATTTCTTCCGTCATCTCTTTTCTCTCCCTTCAATGCTTGTTAGCGTTTTCTTGCCGTTTTCAACTCGTTTATTTGCCTCTCGTACTCGCAGAGTGCGAACACCGTCCGCATAGGTGTTTTCCAACCCCACGGCAGGGATCCGATTCTTCGAAAGATGATGTACTCGATTGGTATGTTGTCTTTAATCACCTGCGTTTTGACGAAAGGATTTATCCTTGCCTTCTAACTGCGTGTGTTTCGCAATCTCCATCACGATTTCGATCATCGCCGATGGATTCATTGTTTTAACGACTTCTCTTGTTACTTCGCTCACACCCTCGATCTTAACAATTTGTTTTGTGAGTAGATCATACGTTCTGTCGATATCCTGCTTTTCGATCTTTTGCCCGGTTGTGAAAACTTGCGCGAGCGTTCGGAATAACGATACGCTTGTAAAGTAATCGTCCGCATATAGCGGCTTTAGAGTAATATCTGTATTTGCTACCTTCACGGTATACGTGTCTTGCGGTCCAATGAATAGATTCATTATTTTCTCTCCCTTCAAAAATAAAGTAGAACGCGGGTTTTACCCCGCGCTCTAAGCGATGGTGAATGTTTCAAATGAGAAGGTCTGTGTCACTTCAAACTCGGAATCAGGGTCAACGCTTCCGGAGGCGCCGGTAATCTTCGCACCGGTACCGGAGAATGTGATCGTGTGGGAAGCGCTCGAGGCGTCTACAAACGCAATCTCGAATGTGATCGCTGATTGCGCCGGATCCCACGCGCCCGTAGCGATCTTGCTGACGGTAGAGGATGCGATAACAAACTCGCCCTCATAGGTAGCCGTTCCGATCTCCACGTCAGTCGGAGACAACGACGTCCCGTAAATGCCGGTAACATCTTGATTCTTGCTGAGCGAGAAGCTACGAATGGTATCCGTTTCGCTCCCCCACGTGATCGTCGCGTCCGAGAAAACGAAGTAAGTCTCTGGGGTGATCGCCGTCGGTGCCGTCGCGCCCGTCGTAATGCTTAAGAACATTCCGTCGAGCGAGTATTCGAGCGGCGCATCTTCCCCTCCGCTGATCGTCATGTTTCCGAAGTAACAACTCCCGAGTGTTGCGTCGTGTATTCGCAACTCGACCGCGGGAGGCACGCCTTTGCTGGTATTCGTCCCAAACGCCAGCACATCTTTACTCGTAACCAATCCGCCAAGGCTGATCGCTTGATCGTATTTGGTCATTCTGGTCCTGGTATAACCGCCGATCCCTTTTTCTTCGGCGGCCTCGTTCGTTATCGAAGGCGATATGCTTTGAAGTAACCCGAGATGAACGTTAGTCCCGGACGACTCAAGTCTACCTACCACCTTCATTTGAGAACCTTGTAACGCTGCCACTTTATCACCTCACCGTTTCGATTTGTATTTCGACTGCCGCACCCACGACGTAATGGTTCGATGATTCAACCAGTATTCGTTCGAGCGCGTATCCGGGCACTTGATAAAATACCCGCCGGTTTTCGATGTTGCTGTTCTTGTTTTTGAATATTGCCACAATTTTTTCTGCTGCTTCCGCGTTGCTCTTCTCAAGCTCTTCCGCCTGTGCGAAGGTGCCGCGGTTCGCGTAGATGATTGTGAAGTCGAGCTTTTCTTTTGCGACGCCTGCACTGCTCACATACACCGCGCGATCGGCTCTTCCGGGCAAAATCTCTATCAACGGATAGATCGCGTTCTTCGCCCAGTTCAGCGCGCCGATCTTGACCGTCTCTGCCTGGAACTCCGTATCCAACGCGTTCTTTATCTCGTCAAGTAGCTCTTTGTACATATCAATCACACGCCCTTGTCAGATGCTCAAGAAGAATATCTTTGATGTTCTCGATTCCCTTGGTATCGAACGGCGGAATTCCATCGCTGTCAGAGTACGGCATAAAGGCTCGCTGCGGCATCTTTCGCGTGCCTGTTTGGTGATACACGCCGTAGAACACGCCAGAGAATACCGACGCTTCACTCTTGTCTGAACGCAGGTTGATCGATTGCTTGAGCTTACCGTGGAACTCGAGGATTTGACCGCTTACGCCCTTGACCTTCTTCTTTTTCTCGATTGTGCTGTCCGCGAGCGCTGGCCATCCCTTCGGCCGCCCTTCTTGCTCGAGGTTCTCCATCACTTCCTCTTTCATGTACACGGCTACGTCTTTGAGCGGTTTAGAGAGATCGGAAAGCTCCTTGTTCAACCGTTTGGTAAGCGTATCAATGCCTTTGTCGGTATAGGTAAACGTGATGGCCATAACATCACCACTTATCCATTACGGTTGTTGTGAATACCTGAGTGCCCGCCGTGATATAGTGTTGCGAAGAAGGGGCCGCCGCATCTGTTCCGGTTGTCTTCTTGAGCGCGCTCATTAATCGATCGTAATATGCCTGAGCCTGCTCCTGGAATCCGTGCCGCTCATATAACCGGTAAATCACGTAAGACGTTTCGTGTATCTCTTTGAGGGTTGTGTCTGTGATTGCAATAATCGAGTTGATAAACGTCTCCGCTTCCGCGAGCAGCACGGTAAGAATCGAATCGTCCGATTCCGTCAAGCTGTTAATAAGGTCTTCAGGGAACTTAGCCTTTAGTTGCGCCACTGTCATATCCGGTCACCTCTAAAAAGGACCAGCCGGCGTTATACCGGCGTGGCCTATTAGGATATCGTGCTTGTAAATACTTTGCACGCGTTAGCGTTATACAAAATCGGGAGAGGATAGGAGAGTAGCGATATAGTCTTCGTGTGCCCTTCGGATGCTTCGGGAATCTTTTCTTTGACGATGACATCGGTCATAATTGGGGATCCGTCGGGTTTGAGTTCAAAGTCGACAACCGCGCCGTAGCCAAGAGCAAATTGGCTTGTATTGAGCAGAATCATCTTTCCGCTTGTGCTTGAGGATTCGGGGATGTAGTTGGTCGCAACGTTCGAATCGTTCGCGTAGGTTCCGGAATACACGTATATTTCAGGGATCCCAAACTCTTGGAACTCGCCGATGAACCGAACGCTTGGCGAATTAAACCGAGGCTTAAGCAACCCAAAGTTGTAATTGTTTTTGCTGATATACTTTTCTGTTTTTGAGTGGTTCATAATCCCGCGCGCAAGACACGGGGTCATCAGGATAACGTTCGGCCACATCCCGAGTGTTTGCGCGAACGTCTCGCATTCCGCGCCGATAAGTTCGAGCGGGTCCGTTGAACTGCTCACCGAAAGTTTCCCGGTTGTGCTGATTCTGTAATCCTGCTCAAATGTTCTTTCAGTCGTTGTGAAGCTGATTTTCCCAGTCAGGAGGAGTTGTCCGAACATATACTCGATACGGCGTTTAAGCCGATCGCGAAGCCCCTGGAGTTTAACGCCGTAGGAATACGCGAAGGAACGCGTGATATCCGAAGCGTCATTCAGGTTTGCAAGTTCATTCAGATTAAACGAAGAAGTCAAAGCTTCCGTCGATTCGATGCTGTCGCGTTCGAAGATTTGGGGCGGCGTCACGGTGATATCTTCGGCGGTGTTCTTGTAATCAATATTGCGCGCCGGATCGTCACGTAATCCGATCGAGCTCATCTTGCCGGAAGTGGTGATCATTCGCCATTTGATCGTGGTCGTCGGGCTGAATATCTTACTGGATCCAAGCATTTGCGTGAGAAAGAACGGCTCATCCCTCATCTGTTGCAATACTTTAGTCAATAACGTAGTCCAGGTAGCACTGTTGAACGTCGCCATTACGCCGTCACCCCTTCTCTTTCAAGTACAATGATTCCGTTCTTCGCCAGTCTCGCTTTTGTGTCCGCGCTCAGCGTGCCGTACAGATCAGAATCGGCCACTACACCGTTGAGCAGAGTCTTCGCGTATCCGATCGTTTGGTTTTTATCTACATCTTCGGAGAGCACCGCGCACGGTTCGTAGGTGTACATGTTGTAACCAACTTTGATAACTGCGTTTTTCGTATGGCTCGATATCGTGATGACCTTCGTCGAGTAGTTCGTCGTGATCTTGGTGGTAGACGTGCCAACTGATACGGATAGTATCGCGGGAGAACCATATTCGATCGCGTAAGTGGCTGCTGGTAAGGCTGTGGCTGCGCTCGTCGTCATCGTGGTCGTAACGGTCACCGCCGTAGGAGTGGCTTTGTACAACCCCGTGAGGTTATCCCATCCCATCACCTGTTTCGCGGACAGCGTCGCGTTTGTTGCAACGGATACCATCAGTTCGTATCCGCTTTCAAACCCTTCGGTTTTCAAACTCATCATTTCACCTCCACGCCGGCGAACGTTTTAGCCAGCTTGTCAATGTCTACCCCTTTAGGCGCTTCTTCGGAATCGGATAATCCTACGTAGCGTTTCGTCGGGACGGTTGTCGATGTTTCGAGGATTGATTCGAAGAACTTCTCTTGATTAGGATCCTCGACCAGTTTATCTGCCAGCATCTTCACAAGCGCGGGGGCCTTGCTCTTCGCGAGCCAGCCGTCGCTCCATTGCTGCACGTGCATCGTGTGTTTCTCTTTTTGCATTGTTTCCAGATCATCGCTGAGCTTCTTGATCTGGCCGTCTTTCTCTTTTATCTGCTCGTCGAATTGCTTGGTAAGCGTTTCCTCTTGAGCTTTCAGCTTCTCTTCAAACTGTTTGTTTTGCGTTTTCAAGGCTGCGAGTTCTTCTTCGTAGCGCTTGACAACAGCAAAATCGTTCGCGTTTTCTGCCATTCTCTTAGCTCCTTTGTCGTTGTTTCCATAGGCCGTCTCTATGTCAATCTCTACATTCCAGGTTATCAAGTTGTGTTCTCCATCCGCGTCTGTTAGCGTGATACGTTGCATTCCGGGTTGTGCCGGGATAGGCGTCAGCGATATCTCCAAAAGTGTTGGCCCTTCCTCTTGCCCGGTCGTCTTGTTGATATAGTTGTCGTGATAGGCAGGGCTCAAGAAGTCATACCGGCCGCTTTTGATTAGCTTCTCACCTTCCGAAGTGAACTCGATATCCGCGGCGAGCCCCTCATCTTTTATCCGCAATGCCTTAATCTCCCCGTACTTGCCACCTTTGCTCTCGTGAGACAGAAGTACTGGTATCGGATATGGCACGATCTTCCGGTCGAGATTCTTCTTGAGTTGTTCCGCGATTCTCTTCGAGTGTTCAACCCTGCCGTATCGAGAATCGTAGAAGGTTTGGAAAGGCAGGATCAGAACTTCTTTTGTCACACCGTTTTCACCTCCTGTGATTCGGTTAATAGGTTTGCAATTATGTCTTTGATCGCGTTCAATTGCGCTTCTTCCCCATGTTCCTCGGCGTGTTTACGGTATCCTTCGCTGTCGTACTGGTTGCTTAGGATCATCCGCACGGCCTCGTCTACGGTGTTGTACAGGTATTCCTCGGGATACACGTCGGTTGCTCCCCAGAAGTGATGGATGATCGGTTTAATTCCTTTGCTCTCCGCTTCGAGGATTGCCATGCCGGTCCCTTCGGTGTAGGATGTCGAGAGGAAATAGTTCTTATCTTCGAGGAAGGCGTTCATGTCTTTTTGATGCCCTACGAAGTGGATGTTACGTTCCAGCCCAAGCTGTGTGATGATGTGTTTGAGGTATTGCCAGAGCCGGATGTCTTGGAGTTCGCCAGCCCAGAATAACTCGTATCCGGGATCCAACCGCGCGAGCTGGTTCATTATCTGCACCATCATCATCGGGTTCTTCAGCGCGTTGATATGCCCGGCGAATGCGATCTTGTATCCGGTCCCGTGGTTACCGTAGCTGAATCGTTTGGTATCCACGCCCATCGGCACGAGAGCGACTTTATCCGCAGGCACGATCTCTTTCGCCAGCTCATAGATATGATCCGCTGCGAACATCACACAATCGGCGTTGTTGTAGTTGATTTGCTTCAGGAATCCGTTGTAAGCCTCGTAAGCGTGTACGCGGATGATGGTCTTCTTTGCCGGATACTTGTTTGTCCCGGCGATCGCGAGTTCGTTTCCGAATTCGTACCAAACGAGATCGGCCCAGTCGATGTACTGCTTCGCGTGTTCGATGTCACTTACCACCGCCGTCTGCACGATATAATCCCGCGCGAGTTCGTGTCGCACGCCGTGGAGGAATGAAGCAAAGCCCGGCGCGACGATGATCGCAATCTTCTTGCGTTTGGTAGCCATCTCGTGATTGGCTTCACCGTACAACCGAGAGTAGTAAGGCGAGAGATTGATCCGTTCGTGATCGGCGAGTTTAATAATAGCCGGTTCGAAGCGTTTTAAGACATTTGCGTGTTGCGTTTGCGCGAGTGTTCTTATCAATTCATCCGCCGCCCACGTCGTGATCGTCGTGGCCTTCACATCCCGCAGAATCATGAGCGCCATATCGATCATCCCGGTCTCAATCGCGGCCTTTGCCCCGATGATCAGCGCAACGTCGTGATACTTCTCGTATTGAAGCGTGAACAGACACCCGCTCTTGTTGAACGCCGCTACCTTTGCCGTGTACGTCTCAAAGGCTTTTAATGCGTTAAGCGGCTGCTTGAGCGCGTTAAACATCAACTCCTCAACGATGTAAGAGTCCGGGCAATCAGGAGCCATTGACCGCGCCGCCGAGATGCACGCTCTGATGATGTCTTGTTCGTTGTATTCGAGCGCTTGTAAGCCGAGAAGGATAAAGACGTCGTACATCATCACGGGAATGTGTCGCGCTGGTCTTGCTTCCGATAATAATGTTTTCCCGTAGGTGTAGGCTTCCTCTTTTTGCTCGCACACGAGCAAGGTTTTGTAATACTGCGCCTTGTAGTAGAACTGCTCCATCTCGCTTAGCGTGTCGTCTTTAAGCATCTTCTCCATCATCGAGAGCAACCGTTTCCGCTTCTTCTCGCGCAGCTCCGGGGTCCACTGATATCCGTAGTGGTTCGATACCAGCTCGGTCGTGATGCTCTGCTGCTCGTACTGCGGATGATTGTGAACCGCATACTTGTACGAGATCGTGCCGCGTCTGAATATTCTCGGTAAGGCGAGCGTGTCGCTTAGGGTGTCCGTGATGATGTTTCGCGTAATCATCATAATCGTTTTCACTTCGGGCGGTTGCGATTCGAGCAAACCGCGCAACTTATCTTGTGCTTCTTGTGTGAGTTCTTCGTCCCCGTCATACACGAAAACCCAATCCCCATTACACAACGCGATGGATGCGTTCCGCGCCTCGCTGAAATCCTCTTTCCATTCGTGATCGTGTAGCTTAATCTTTGGTTCATTCATTCCGGTAATGATCTCTTTTGTCCGATCAACGGATCCGGTATCGAGTATTACGATCTCGTCCGCTATCGGTAGAACGCTTCGAAGCGCTCTTTCTATGTTCTTCTCCTCGTCCCGTACTATCATCGCAACGCTAACCAACATCTTTTTTATGCTCCTTTCGCATAGATTCTCGCGGATTCAAACAGAGGTGCGCAGTATCGAAGCATCTCTTCGCGAGGGATAGTGTTTATCTTGATGAAGTTTGGTAATTGATTGTTTAAGTATCTCGAAGCAACCGCCATAAAGAAGCCGTGAAGATATTCCGATCTCTTGTTTGTTATGCCTTCCGGCAGATAGACGCTCGCGGTGAAGTTCTCGACAATATACCGAAGAATCGCGTTGATTGATCGAATACGCCGTTCAATCCCGTGCGTATGGCTCCCGTTGTGTATTCGATAGTGCCGCAGCGGTTTGTTCAATGCTTTGATATGGAGCCCGTGTTTCAAGTAGTGCAATACGTTGATTGTATCCACGTCGCATCCGAGATTTTGCTGGCTATAAGCCCCGCATAGAACCCGAGCGCCAAGCCGAACCCTGCGCCTAACACAAAGACCACGATATACACTCGTATCACTCTCCCAACAAAAAAAGAGCCATCCGGCTCTTCTCTCTCTCTATTATTCACTTGGTGAATGTTCAGTATTGATTCAGAACGTCCAGCACCGTCGCGATGTCTTGCGGCCGCTGCTTCGTTTCCGTTGTGAGATGCGTATCGTTGATGTTCTTATACTGATCCTTCCGCTTGCTGTACTTCGTGACCGGCTCGAGGTTCGAACGGCAGTTCACGTGAAGCGGCGGCGTATTGGATGCGATTGCGCCCGTATCGTGCGCCGGTATGAATATGTCGTTCCGTTCCCTGCATATATCCGTGGTAAGCATATCCAATACCGCGTTGAAACGATATCCCTCAAGTATCGTGCTGCCCTGACACTCTTCGAGCGTTCCGACGTTGTAGGCGCGCGTTGCTTCTGTGATTGCGATCGCCTTCGCCCGTGCTCGCGCAAAATCCGTAATCTTGTTGCTGATGTAGGCCGTTGCCTGCGACTCGCTCATTCCTTGCTCTACCGTATCTTTGATAAGCCCTGATACGTATTTCAGCGTGTCTTGCGCTTCAATCCCTGCGAGCTGCACCGTGTACTGGCTCATAAAGGCCATCGCCTTCTCGCTCGGGCGAAAGTATTCGTCAAACGCTTCCGCTTCGTTCTTGATGAGCTTCGTCCCGATGATTCCGAGCAATCCCTTAATGAGTTTGGCGTCGTTCTGCAAAATGATCTTGAGCACGGCCACTGTCTGGCTCCAATCAGGTGTCGCAAATCGCCGGTTAGGCGCGCGTGTGAACTTGCCACGCGCCTGCTTGACAATATCGCCAAACCCGCTGATACGCCCGTACAGGAACGCCGTCATCACGCCGCTCATAATTGCGTTTTGGAATTCCGGGATGATGTCGTAGGTTATGGATCGATTATCAGTTACCGCCTGCCGAAGCCGTTTCCACGGGCTCATCAGGTAGTGTGTTATTCGGTTCTCCGCGTAACTGAGCGCCGTCTTGGTCATTATCGCCGTCGGCATCCGGTATCACCGCCCCTTCGTATTCCGGGATAGATAGCATGTCGCGAATCCACGGTTCCGTGGGATCCACCACGCCACCGCTAATCAACGCGGTTATGTATCCGGCCATCGCCGTCTTGTCATCAACGCTCGGTTGCACGTTGATCGCGAACTCGCCATAATCCTCTTGCACGCCGAAGTTGTACTCAACAAGCCGTGTTATCAGCTGGTCAAGGATTTGGTTCGCGTAGTTCGTCGCCTGCGAACGCATCGTGTCTTGAAAGAGCTGCATGTGCGTTTTGCTCATCGCGTACGCGCCGGTATCCGAAGACGATGATATCAGTTGAGGCACTTGCAAGCCTCGGAATATAAGCGTGTTCAGATACTCGATCGAGTCTTGAAAACTCCGGGCCATATCGCTCCCTGGTTGAAGCGTGGATATCTTGTCACCGATCGGCACCGATACGCCGGCCTTCGAGAACCACGATGCGAAGATTGCTCTCGCCGCATTGGGATCCGCGCTCTCGGCCACCACTGTTGGAATCGCGAACTTCTCCATCGCCACCGCCCACCACTTCTTGAGCGCGGTTTTGAACTGCCAGCTCGAGAATACGGGGCGAAGGACGCTCTCACCGTAGATGCCGCCTCCGTTTCGCAGGATAAGACACTTTTCAGGAGGGAGTATAATCTTCCCGTATTTGATGGTAGTGTATTCAATCGCGAGCGATTCGTCATCTTGAACCTTGAACGCGCATTGATACGGCGCGAGCCGTGTGATGTCGGCCACCTTTGCGATACCGTTATCGATCGTGTAGATGATCTCTCCGACCGCATAACCGTAGCCTTGAGCCTCATAGATCATTCGCTGGAGCACGTTGCCGATAGAGGTGTTCGAGAAGTCTATCGCTTGGTTGATTGTCTCGTCTATCCGCTCATCCGGATGCGTGTATCTCCCGATCGATGAGTAGATCATATTCGTCGTGTACATGAGCCCTGCTTTAATCGTCTCGTCACGCGTGAGCATCTTTTCTTTGTCTTCGTTCTCGAGGTCATCTTCGTTCAGTATCACGCCGAGAATCTCCCAGAAGCGATCCAGGAGGCTGATATATTGCGTTGTGTCTATTTTCTGCTGTTCTGCCATTTCATCACCACGCCGTGTATTCGGATTTTGTGCCTGTGTAGAGGCCATAACGCATCGCGTCCATCAAGTGATCCTGGAATTTGACCGGTTCGTCGAGCACGCGCCCGTCTTTGTCTTCCCGCCATTTGTACGATTGCAATTCTTTGATCAGGTTCGAGCTCTCCGAGTAGACGCGGAGCTTTCGGCTCTTCGCAAAGTCGATCCCTTTGAGCACGTCTTTCTTTGCCGGCATCGCGGTTAAGCCCGCCGCCCTCAGCTCTTGGATACGGTTTGGTTCGGCGCTGTCGCAATAGATGCGGCCCAATACGTTGAGTTGCTTTATCTTGTCGATCAGTTCCGAATTTGTGAGGTGTGTCTGATAGATTAGTTCCCGCAGGTATATCTCGCCGTCGTACTCGCGTATCTCCACGAGCGCCGTCGGGTTGTTGAACCCGAAGTCGAGCCCGTATGTAACCGTTCCGGCTTTCGGCATCTCGTTTGTGAGCCGCCAGTTAGTGTAGATCAAACCCTTTGGGGATCCCCATTCGCCCAGCGCGTAGATTTGGTAATACGTCGGGTCTTGGTCTTTGAGCCCTTCAATCACTTGCTTGTAGTCGTCTCCGAGGAATCGATTATCTTTGTACGTGGTCTTGAGGATCGAGGCGTTCTCGACGTGTTGATCGAAGAACCGCTTCTTGAGCCAGCTATACTCGGACACGGGGTTAAACGATAAGATGATTTGGTTCGGATAGTTAGATCGGGTTCGGAGCCGAAGGTCGAGCTGCATAAAATCTTCCGGCGTTATCTCGCTCGCCTCTTCGATCCAGATGTCCGTTATGCCGGTGATGGATTTGAGCTTTTCCACGTCATCAAGGCCGGTGAAGAGTATCTGATTCTCGGAGATGCCGCGCACTTGTAGCGTGATGTCAAGCTCCGTCTTGTCAATCTTGAATAGCGGGTTCAGCTTCCATCCGCTTATAACACTTCGCAAAAGATCGTACGTGCTGTGCCGATTGGTTCGCGCGACCTTGCGTACGATGAGATACCGGTGTCCGCGTTCTTTGAGTGTTCGATAGATGATCTTTTGCGCGACAAAGTGGCTCTTGCCCGATCCGGCCCCACCGTAGTAGATTTCGTAGCGTTTTTGATTCTTGAGATACGGAATGTATGCGTCGTTGAACTCTTGCGCTTTGCTCTTGAATTGGATATCAATAACAGTGTCACTCTTCATCGTCCTCAAATCCAATACGAATTTGGAACGATCCGGAGTGTTCGATGTCCATATTATCGCGCTGCCCGAGTATTTGCTTGCCGAGCCATATCAGAATCGTTCTGTCGCCGGATTCCGCAAGTTTCCATTGCATCCTCCGAAGACTTGCCCGGCCGAGAAGTCGCGCTTTGTTATATAGCTCGTTAAACCTTTTGCTTCGCTGGAGTGTGTCAACAGACATTCCGAGCACGGACGCGATTTCTTCCTGCGTGCAATGTATTTGGGCGAGCTTTTCCGCAAGCTCGAAGTCTATTTCTTTTCTTGGCCTTGCCATTCTAATCACCTGCTTTTATATGCACCGCAAAACGTCATGGTGTCTTTTTTTCATAAAGTTCCCCGTTTCGCTTTATCGTGATGTTCGGGTCGAGCTTCCGCATCCGGTCGATGATGACGCTGCAGTATTTCGAATCTATCTCCATTCCGTAGCACTTGCGGTTTAATTGATGCGCCGCGACCATTGTTGTGCCGGAACCGAGATAAATGTCTGCCACATTGTCTTGTTCTTTAGAATTATTCAACAGCGCGTTTTCAACCAATTTAACCGGCTTCATGGTTGGATGTTCCTTGTTCGATCTCGGCTTGTCAACCTTCCATACGCTTGTCTTGTGTTCGCCTAACCCATAAAACTTGTGCGTTTTGTTCCACGTCAACAATATTGGTTCGTGCTGATATTCATAATCAAGTCTCCCCATCGAAAACGTAGGAGCGTTTTTATACCACATTAAAACGTGCCGCACAGGCAGTCCGGCATCCCTCATCATCATCATCATCATCATTCCCAATTCTCCGCCTTGCGGAGCAGTAACAAAATATGTACAACAGTCATTTGAATAGTTCTTTAGGTTTGTGAACGCGGATACGAGTTTATTATAAAGTTCGTCACGAGAAATGTTATCGTCTTTAATATCCTTTAAATTCATTCCAGCCTTCTGGAAGGAATTTAAGAATCGGTTTTTTGCGCCAATCTCTACCCCATACGGCGGGTCAGTAAACACCATGTCCGCCTTCTCCCCGTTCATCAGCTTTGCCATCTGCTCACTATCCGTGCTATCCCCACATAACAAGCGATGCGGGCCTATCTCGAACAAATCGCCGAGCGCAATGTCGGTTTCGATTTCGTCTGGCACTTCGTAGTCATCTTCTTGCGCTTCTTGCTTCGGCATCCAATCTTCCGGGAAGTCGATGCCCCAATCTGAAAGTTTTGGAGCGTCCCATTCGTTGGCTAAAATATCCCAATCCCACTCGCCGTATGGGGCGTTGTCAGCGATAATAAACCGTTTCTTCTGCTCCTCGGTAAGCTCATCGGCTCTTTTCACCCACTCGTCCGGGATTTCTTTGAATCCGAGATGTTGAAGCGCTTTATACCGCATATTGCCGCCCAATATCATCCCATCGGCATCGACGACTATCGGGCGCAGCTTCATCATCTCCGGGAACTCTTCAATGCTTTTAACGAGCTTCTGGAACCGCGCGTCTTTGATTATTCTTG